AAGAAAACAGAAAACGGATTTGAGATCGTTCCCAATAAATTTGATTGGTGGATAAGAGATTGCGAGGTGATAAAGTGATAGAAAAGTACAAGTATTCAGATTCGGAGATAAAGAGCATTGTTGACAGTATGGTCATACTTGTTGATACAAGGGAAAAGAAGAACAAACATATAACCGATTATTTTGATAAGCACGGGATCAATTATTGCAGTCGAGCGTTGTCTTCGGGTGACTACAGTTTTTTTATTGCAGAAAACCCCGAGCTTTCAATTCCGAGACCGCTTTATATGGACAATGAAATATTGATTGAACGCAAGGCGAATCTTGAAGAGTTGTCGGGGAACTTTACCACAGGACGCACAAGATTTGAGGAAGAGTTCGCCACATCGAATGCGAAGAAAAAATATTTGCTGATTGAAAACGCTTCTTACTCGGATATAATTGAAGGGAACTATAATACACAGTACAACAAGAATTCATTCGCTGCCACATTACATAGTTTCAATCATCGGTATAACCTTGAAATCATGTTTATACCAAACAATGCTTATACGCCTATCTATATTTATGGCGTTTTTAAATACTATTTGAAATCTATCTTGAAATAGATAATCAGCCCGGGTTCGCTCGGGCTTTGATTGCCCCATAGCCAAGCGGTAAGGCAAGGGACTTTGACTCCCTCAACGGTTCTTATGAACTCGTGTGTTCGAATCACACTGGGGCAGTAAGGGGACATAGTTTAATGGTAGAACGACGGTCTCCAAAACCGTAGGCGAAAGTTCGATTCTTTCTGTTCCTGTTATTGGGGTGTACGTCAATTGGTAGACGGCGCGATTTGGGGTCGCGAGGTTGTCGGTTCGAGTCCGATCACTCCAATTTAGAGCTTATGCTCACATATTTAATAAAGGGGATGATGCCATGAAGATTAAACCGTGTCAGATAAATGCAAGATATCCATGCGCTGACCGAGGACGAGCTTGCTTGAAAACCAAGGAGGAAAAAGAAAAATTTAATCGTCAAGTAAGTAAAATGCAAGAAGATTTAGAGAAAATGAAATTTGACTTATCGGAAGATAAGCCTTAGTTCTTTTGGGCGGAACCAAATCCGCCTTTTACATAATGGAGGACAAATGGAATATATCTGTTTAGACTGCGGGAACGAAATGTATGAGGGCGATCTCGCTATTGAAACTGAACGATACGAATACTGGGGTGCCGAACTTACAAGGCAACGACAATGTTGTATAAAATGTGGTGGAAACGTAACACCCGCGTTCAGGTGCGAGAAATGTGATAGACTCACTCCCGATGACGAGAATGTTTATCGGTTTGGTTTAAGAATGTGCTATGATTGCGCTTTCACAGAAGAGGACGATAACTATGAGGAATAGAATAGGATTACACCAAAAATATATGGCAGATTACGAATACCGTATGATGATCGCAGACTATGAAAAACTGTGTGGAGAAGTAACAAAAACCAAAGAAACAGAATCAGAAAGAAAAGAAAGACTAAATCGTAGGTCTTACAAATACGACCTTGAAAAAGCGGTCGATAGATTGTTGAACAGAGAAAAGGAAAGGTGATTTTATTATGACAAGAAAGATTAAACTTGTAACCATAAGAGATATAAAGGATTTTGTAAACAAAGCAAGAGATTACGGCGATGAAATCGTTGTTAAGACAGGTCAGTATGTTGTGCCTGCCTGCTCTTTAATGGGTGTTATGTCGCTCGATCTTTCAAATCCTATCAAGATAGCTTTTGATGAATCTCTTGAAGGAAGAATAAATACAGATTTTGATACTTGGATAATAAAGTCCTGATTTGTAATAAATTTCGAGGCGGTGAACGATGGTGATTATTATGAGAAACAGAAGATTTGTTGCACAGCTTTTGATACTGATGTATCTGTTTGTCAGCGTTATCGCGGTATGCGATTATCTTGATAGAAAAAATGCCGATGAGGTCAATGAGCTTAACGATGTTCGGTATACACATAAATGCAGAATCGACAAAACAGATATTACATATTTACCCGAGAGCCGTCCCGAAGAAAACGAGACGGTTCTTTCTTATGAATTGTATCATTGCGGAGATGGCGGATTCCCATATAGCGACCCGATTGAAGTATTGGTAGATTACCCCGAATCCATCTTGGCTTCGTGTGAACCAACGAATGATTCATTGGATATCCCATTTGGCGATTGTTCATCATTTATGTTTATGGATTATCGAACACTGACCGATACAAGTAGCAAACAATGGGAGCTTCAGCAAAATGCTTATACAGATTGGCAAGGGTTCCGAAAGATCGGTGATGATTATTGTGTGGCGCTTGGAACCTATTATGGGCAGATAGGCGATAGATTTAGAATATCCACGGATAAAGGAAATTGTTATTCAGTCATTATGAGCGATGCTAAGGGTTTTGATGCTGTTTTCTATAACGACTATCAGAGCTGGTATCATGTCTGCGGGGATTCAAGAGTGAATTTGATAGAGTTCGTAGTTGATACTTATTCTCTTGATAATTATGCACAGATTATGGGCGACTGCGGTGTTCTTGATAATATTGGCGGAAACATTATCTCTGTAGAAAGGATTGATTGATATAGGAATCAAAGTATTATCGTTATTTGATGGAATGAGTTGTGGAATGATAGCGTTCCAAAAAATCGGCATTGATATAGACGAATATCATGCTTACGAAATCGACAAGTATGCTATTAAAACTTCAAAGCACAATTTCCCTGAGATAATACATCATGGCGATGTGTTTGAAGGTGATTTTAAAGAGTATAAGGGATTTGATTATTTGGTCGGTGGAAGTCCCTGTACCTTTTGGTCGATCGCTCAGTCAAAAGATAAAAGAGAAACAACCGCAAGCGGTATAGGCTGGGAACTGTTTTCACAATACGTTAGAGCTTTACATGAAGCACAGCCCAAATATTTCTTATACGAAAATAACAAGTCGATGTCTAAGGATATTTACAAGTCAATCTCTGATGCTTTTGGATTCGAGCCAATCTGTATCAACTCTGCGTTGGTTTCTGCACAGAACAGACAGCGTTTATATTGGGTCGGAAAAAGGAACCCTGACGGCACATACAGCAAAGTCGATATTGAACAACCCGAAGATAGAGGCATTCTTTTGAGAGATGTTCTTGACGGAATGACAGATCGTGAAAAAGGACGAGCTGTTATTGGCAGTACTGGCAGAACGACGGATAGAGAATACTTTAAAAAGTCGCAGGGCAATATGACGTATGAACCCGTAAAAGAATTGTCTGAACGTGAAATAGATTATATGGTAAGAAAAACCAAGCCAACTTTTAACGGCAGATGGAACTATTGTCAGCGTCCTGCACAAGACGATAAGTCCAGGTGTTTGGTCGCGAATGTTTCAAAAGGCGTGCCATACAATGTTGTTGCCGAACCTATTACAATAGGTGTTGCGCAACGAGGCAGATATAAACCAAATGGAGAGACCGAACAGCATTTTGAAATCAGAGAAGACAACAAGGCAAATTGCGTAACGACTGTTCAAAAGGATTCGATGGTTTGTCAGCAAGTAGGAGCTTTACCGAGACCTAATGGAGAGCAAAGTAAGTCACAAGGGTTCAGAATATACAGCGATAACGGTAAAAGCGTAACACTAAAAGGAAACGCAGGCGGCGCAGGTGGCAAAACCGGACTATACGCGATTCCTGTTGAATTTGAAAATGGAATCCCAATAAAAGCTGTTAGTTATACCGATGGCAAAACATATAAAGTCTACAAAGTTGAAAACGGTTTAATAACTGTAAAAGGGAAAGAGTATCCTATCAAATTAGTAGATGGTTATTACATAATAAGAAAGTTGACAGTAAGCGAGTGTAAGAGATTACAGACCGTGCCTGATTGGTTTGATTTCCCCATAAGCGATACACAGGCGTATAAGTGTTTAGGAAATGGTTGGACGGTTGACGTGATTGTGCATTTGTTAGAAGCGACTATGTATTAAATCGAGGTTTTATTATGATTGAAATAATAAAAAGAGGGAATAACGACATCTATAAAATAATTTGTGATGTTTGCAAATGTGAATTTTTGTTCCAAGAAATTGACGTAAATTATGAGTTTAAAAGAATATCTTTTGATGAATCAGAAAGGCATTACTATATAAGATGTCCCGATTGCGCCAAACGGATATGGCTTGGCACTTCGTTAATTGATTATAAGGTAAATAATACTGTTAATAAGAGGAAAACAATGAATGACAAAACATTAGCAGACCTTGGTGTTAGCATTAAGGAAATATATCTTAATAGAATCGTTGATAGAACTACGGGTGAAGTTATTCAAGAATTTAAGCCACCCTACCTATGGTGGAGAGAGGGTGATTCTGTGTTCGATCCATACGAAGAAGTAAAACTCACAAAAAATCAAATGTCACCAAGGGAGGATACTATATGATACACTACCTTAGTCAACCGCATAAATCCAAATGCGACGATTTTAAATATGAGATTGCTTTTTTGACAGATGACAAAACCTTCTATGAAAAAGTCGATTCCTGTATTACGCAACTCATAGCACAGCACAATAATCAAAATGGCAATAAATTTGATGATATATCCGAATATAATCGCTGTGAAATAATACCAATCACCGATGATGAATGGGACAAGATAGGCAAATATTTTTATATAGACAAAAGCTGTTTGAAAGAAATAAGTCTCTTTGATTTTAGTCTCTTTGCTTTTAGCTTCAAACTATGTGACAATGAAGTTGATGAAGATAAGGAATATTTTTCTAAATCTGCTTTGTATGACCTTGCTCAGTTATATAAAGGGCATCAAGGTTTTGTGGATAATAATGTTTCCGCAAGGATATATGATACGGAAGTTGTTGAAGGACTAAATCATCAGTATACAAAGAATGGTGTTCCTTATACTTGGATAAAGGCGAAGGCATATATGATTTGTTCAGATAAATCGAAAGCCGCTATTGACGAAATAAAGGCTGGGATAAAGAATGAAGTGTCTATAAGCTGTTCTGTATTTGACAGGATATGTTCCATTTGTGGTAATAAAATAGGGTGTTGCACTCATAGCAAAGGTAGATTCTATAAAGATGGTGGTAAATGTTATACCGTAATAGATAGTATAACAGATGCGTATGAATGGGCGTTTATTCAACCACCCATGCTATCAAAAAATTTAAAGCGAGGATGACGTATGACAGATTATCTCGGTAATGAAATAAGCGTTGGCGATGTAGTAGTTTTTTCTGAACGAGGTTTGCACGGTTATCTTGGCTCGTTTTCAAACGGCAAGGTTTCTGCGTATAAAGAAAGACGTGAAGAAATTAGTATAGTTGATAATGAAAGCTATGTTATAAACAAAAAAGCTAAAAATGTTATCGACCTTACCGCACTTGGAATAAGACCAAATAAGGAGTGATTTTTTGGAAATTCTTGAATTAAGAACCGGCTCTCGTTATAGCAGAAGAATAGAAATCAGATTTTTAGACGATAACAAACCATTTGGTACGAATAATCTATATGTTGGTTTTTCTAAGAATGACGAGAATTATGTTTTTGAAGTGAAAACTAAAATTGTACATCCCGCGAACTGTACTTGCGAATATGAAGCGACGTTCTTGGGCTACTATTATCCTTTAGAAGAAGATATACTAACCGCTCAATTTGACTGGATAACAGATCAGAATATTATTCGTCAAGCACATAAAGAAGCTGGTTATACCTAAATGTAAAAGTTGAAAAGAGGTTTTATTACGATGCTGACAAATAAAGTTAAATCTTTACTAACAAAAGAACAGATTAGTATTACAGAAAGGTTTATTAAAAATTTCATAATGACACCTGAACAATTACATACTTATGATTTGATTGTAAATGATGGTTATGACCCAGTAACAAAAACCACTGCGATGGCGAGAGCTAAAGCTATAGATGGTTATTGTTATAATATCATTAAAGAACTTGTTTATATAGGAGATAAAAAGAAGGGAGACAATGATTATTGATTTAGGAGGCGATATAATGGACGAAAAAGCAATTAACATAGTTAGGGATTACATAAACGATCATCTTGACGTTACCGATTTTACAGTCAATGCAAGTTTCGAGGTTTACACAGTCTGGAAGTGTAAGACTTTGCAGAACTGGAAATATCTCATTTCAAGTACGCTTTTGGACGGAATGTATTACGAAGTAACCTACAATGGTGACAAGAAGGAATGGTATCTTGATGCTTATAAGAAGTTTGAGAATCGAGTTATTACTGAATAAGGTAGATTTTTAAACGAATCAAAAGAGAATTAAAATGGAATTATTTAGCAAGAGGGAAAAAGCTATGAAAATAATCAATAGACCAAGAGGAACAGGGAAAACTACACAGCTTATTTATCTGAGTGAGGTGAACAGGATTCCGATAGTAACCCATGAACCCAATTATATAATTGATCTGGCTAAAAGAATGGGTTGTGATATTCCGGAACCAATAGCCATTACAAAGTATATCGGGCTGACATATGGTCGTAATTACGATAATCGTCAGCAAAAGTTTTACATAGATGACTTAGAATGCGTTTTGCCCTGCTTGTTTCCTAATGCTGAAGTCGTTACAACAAGCATTGGCAAAGAATATAAAGGAGATGATGAAAATGGTCAGAGGTGATTTATATTGGGTAAGTTCGTAGATTTGACGGGGCAGAAATTTGGCAGGCTCACAGTTATCGAACGCGCAGAAGACAAGATAACCAAAAGAGGAACACCGTTGATAATGTACAAATGCAAGTGTGACTGCGGCAATGAATGTACTGTTCTTGGCGCAAACTTAAAGCATGGTAAAACATCTTCCTGTGGTTGCTACGCGCGCGAGGTCAGCAGCAAGACGTTTAAGTATTCGGGAACGCCAAACAAGTATAGATCACGGGACGGTTATGGAGTATGCATCGCATCAAATACCAAAGAAGAAATTCTGTTCGACCTTGATGATTTTCCGCTGATTAAAAAATACCGATGGTCTGTAGCGACACCAAATAAGCGCGGATACAAAACTGTTGTAGGCAAGGTCGAGGGAAAACTATGGTCAATGGCTCGGTATCTTATGAAAGACAAGGGAATTGAGGGAATGTGCGTCGATCACATCAATCGTAATTCACTTGATAATCGCCGCTCGAATCTTCGTGTATGCACTATTCAAGACAATACCTGTAACATGAAGCCTAAAAACAGGCTTGGCGTTAAAGGAGTTTGCTTTATTAAAAGAAACAAGTTTGAAGCCAAAATTAAGCGTGATGATAAGATTTATCATTTGGGTATATTCAATACCATGAAAGAGGCTACCGACGCTTATGATAAAAAGGCGGCGGAACTTTTCGGTGAGTACGCTTTATTCAATAATTATAATGGAGTCAGAGCCGTATCACTTTTCGATGGTATTGGAAGCGGAATGATAGCTCTTCAAAAGGTTTATGGAGCTGTTGAAAAGTATTACGCATTTGAATCCAATGACCGAGCGATTCAGACAGCAATGATAAACTATCCGGAAATCATTCAATGTGGTAGCCCCAATGGTGCGAGTTTTCGAGGGTTTGAAGATATTGATTATCTATTTATGAGGAATCCGAGTACAGATTTTAATATTGGCGGAGAGGGTGGGATTGCTCACTCTCTTTTTTTAATTGCGAGAACAGAAATCAAGCCGAGGTTTTTTATATATGAGATAAATCGGAGCATAGCCGAAAATGTACGCAATATGATTTCGGAGCAATTGGGATTTGAACCAACTATGATAAATTCAAGTTTGGTTACAGCTCTGAACAAGAAACGTTATTATTGGGTCGGCATAAGAAACAATGACGGCTCCTACAAGTCGGTAGAAGTGATTCAACCGCGTGACAAAAAAATCAAGATGTCAAATATTGTTGATGGTGTCGTTGACAGAGAAAAGGCAAGGGGGATTTCATTTGTTACCGGCTGGATAAGTGCTTTTGATTATTTTAAAAAGCGGCATGGGAATTTGGTATTTGAACCAACCGAGGAAACCGAAGTCGCATATTCAAGAGCAAATGGCGAGAGGTATCCGGTTTCTCGTGTCTGCAACGGGGAGCTTATATGCAATGACAGAAATATACCGATCAAGATAGCCGATGGCAATTACATAGTGCGTAATCTTACGGTCGATGAGTGCAAAAGATTGGAAGGAATACCCGAAGATTTTATAATTGTTGGCGATGATTTAAAAACTATGAGATTATTTGGGAATGTGAGTACAATTGATGTTCTCCAAATCCTTATATTTTCTATACTTAGAGTTCAGTGAAAGGGGAATAAAACATGAGTTTTATTAGCAAACTGTTTGGAAGCAAAAATACAAACGACACAAATACAGAACCTATTATTAACAACGTGAACGCCGCGGTCGATCAGGCTTTAGCAGGTATGTCAACCACAACAGACACCATCGCGAGAGTAAATCTTGCTAAGAATGATGTTCACAAAGTATGCTTGACTAAACCTATTCTCAATGGGTTAAAGGCGCAAGTTGGACTCGTCCTTGATTTTTCGGGTTCAATGCAAAATTTGTACGAGAACGGAACGGTTCAGAAAGTCGTTGAAAAGATACTTCCGATGGCTATGGAGTTTGACGATAATCAGACTATGGAAGTATGGATCTTTGAAAACGGATACCACAGATTACCCGATGTGACATTGAGCAATCTCGTAAATTATGTTTCACGGGAGACGAAAAGATACTCTATGGGTGGAACAAAATACACACCTGTCATGAAGGATGTGATAGCTACATATGAGAAATCCAAGTTGCCATCTTATGTTCTGTTTATTACCGATGGCGACTGCTTCGATGCAGGGGAGTCCGAAACAGTAATTAAAGATGCATCAAGGCTTCCGATTTTTTGGCAATTTGTTGGACTCGGAAGTAGCTGTTTTACTTTCCTCGAAAAACTCGATGATATGAGTGGGCGATATGTTGACAACGCTGATTTCTTCAAAGTTGACTCGGCTGACAAAATCACATATTTTAACTTGTTGAATGAATTCCCGAGCTGGTTAAGCAACGATAAGATAAAATCAATGATGGGTTGAATAGGCGGTGGTGTATGAAGAAAGATTGGACGGGTA